TTCTCTTTTTTGAAGGATTTGTTTGTGATACGTTTCCAGCATCATCTTCACCAAATACATAATCCCATAGTTTAGTATCTTGTCCTAAATTAAGAGCATCCCAACTCATTGATTTTAGTTGGTCATACAATAACCTATCAGCAACTCCATTTGTTGAACTATACCCTAAATTTCTACTACGTTCTAATGCTTTTGTATAAAAATAAATTGTATCAAAATGGTGTCCTATCATTGAAAAGAATAACAAGAAGTTTTCATTTTCAGGATCCACGAGAATATATTGTGGTATATTATTTACTAAGTAATTTGGATTTTCATTATCATATAATGTAGCCAAACCAACCAAATTATTATACCAATTTACTACGTTTTGATTTTCTGTATTTAATCTATTTGATCCAGATATAGGCCAAGTTATAGAACCGCTTGTATTTGTTGATGCAACGGATGGTGTGTATAAGAATGATTCAAATCCATCAAATCCTTGAATCAATGTTGATTTTTTATTATTAAGTCTTTGCACTTCTTGCTGCCCTGCCAATGATCCAGTTTGAGCTCCCTTTGATGCACTACTTATTAGTAATTCATAATTTTCTATTAATTTTACTTTATAAACAAAGTTATCAACACGCTCAACTGCTGAACTAAAATGTACAAAATTATCCCAACGATATGTATAAGATGCTGATACGGAACCTGAATAATATTGTATATTTAAATCATCAACTGCTATTGTAGAACCACTTAAATATGTTTGAATAAGGTTTGTAGAATTTGAAGCACTTATTATTAAATCATCCAATGATTCATATCCTATTGAACTTCCCATTACAAAATCCATGTCAATATCAAAGTTCGGCCCTTTTATATATGGGTGCTCTTCTTCGTATTGCTCATTAAGTACAACCGTTTCAACCAATGGATTGGTCATTAACTTTGAAATCCAAAAAGTTTGATTAGATTGAATCTCAGGAGGTAATGGACTATATAGTTTTAGTATTAATGATTTTACTTCTTTTGTAACAATCTGATTACCCAATTCATCTTCGCCCTTATCGGATAAAGTCCAGTTATCTTCTTCCCAAGATGAAATTAGGATATGCTCATCGCTTCCTAAATTCAATAAGTGCGTAAGATACTTGCTTTCTTTTTCAGGTTCTTTAAATTGTAATTTATTTATGAAAGCATCATATATAGACTTTCTAATTATTGTTTCATCAAGTTTAATTGATGGATATACGATTGTTGTTGTTACCTCATGTTCATTACCAATATGTTCGATTTCTCCTGCTCTATTATATGGCTTAAATATGAGAGTTAATTTATCGCTACCATTCCAGGTAGAAAATCTACTTGTTAAATCTTTTAGATTTATTTTAAAATTTCCATTTGGACTAAGATTACTAAATAGCGGAAGGCGTGTTAAATCTTTGGCTAATAGATATACATCAACACTACTAGCTGCAAAGGATTTGTACGTTACATTCCAATCTACATTTAAGTCGGAAAATGCAGGTACTATAACATTTGATGGAAATATGATTTGAGTAATATCAGGAAAATCATTAACACTAGCATAGCTTACGATTGCCTTAACTCTAATACCTGCTCCATATTTTTGACTATTTGCTACAAAGAGTAATTCCTTATTACCAAATTTAGAAGCAAAATCATTTTTAAAAGATAATTGTACATATCCCTTATTATATGGGACTCTATATACCTTATCCGGCGATACATAAACATCGACATAATCGCAATTAAGTGTAGTGAATGGTAGATTAAATAATGTATCTTCATCCGATTCTTTTACGCGGATTTCGTATTTAGATTTATCAAGCACAACCGTTGGTTTAACCACAGGTTTTATATCTTTATCAAACTCAACATCAACAGTTATACCACCTTGTAATTCATTTCCGGATATACTAAATGATTGTCCGACTTGTTTCCAATTATCAAACCCAGCGGATTTAATAGTTGTTAGACGGGATGAGTTAATATAATAAACTGAATTGTAATTATATTCATTGGACAAATCACCATCTATTTTAAAATTAATGGTTATATCTTTCAATTGTGCGGTTTCTATATTTTTTATATCACTTTCACCCGCCGATAATAGTATAGAATCCGTTGTTATAACATTTTTATTTTTATCTACTATCTCATATTTTAAATGAATTTTACTACCCAACTCATTTGCATAATTTGATTTGAAACCTATCTGATAACCTATTGTAGAGTTTACTTCATTAGGAGGAGTCGTAACAGACCTTTCTTCAAATCTAAAATTCAAATCAATAAATCCAGATGTTGATGCTAACTTTCTTTCATTTGAAAAAGAATACTGACCCGTTTGAGTATCTAATTCAAATTCTTTTACTGAAACTATTTCGGAAAATATATAATCGTTTGTAGAAGTTTTTGAACTAAATCCATAATTAATAATCGGATTATATGTATTTTGAGTTGAAACAATTGCTTTTGCGTTACTAGGATTTATTATCTCCGGAACGCCAGGCAATAGCGAAGACTGATTGTTTATAATATCCGTATCACTATTAAATTCTTTTTGTATTGAAACTATAAAATAATTTAAAGTACGCTTACCATTTAATACAGATTTGTATATTTTTTCATCACCAAATGAAATCGCAGGTTTGTTTAGGGTTATAGATAAACCATTACCAACGCTTGTATCATTCTCAGTAAATTGTACAGATTCATTGGATATTAACTGAATTTTAATAGTGCCATTTGGCTTATATGAAGGTGGTACAAATATAGGATTAGGTGTAACCGGAGGAACAAACCCACCACCGCCTCCACCGGCCCTTTCTGGAAAAGGATTATAATCACCTGCGCCAGCATATGGAGTTTCTAAGTCTCTTTGTCCGGGTAATGTTGTTCTTGGCGTTTCAATACCGCCACCTGTATCTGTTGTGCGCATTTACTGATTTTAATATAAATATTTCCGTTTTATTATTCTATACAGCATTTACAACCATTGAAGTCGTTGTATCTGGGTTAGCTGCTAATTTATTATGAACAAGTATATCATTAGCATAATATGTATGGTTTCCTTCAATACTTAAATTATAAGTTTGAATTGGAACTGATACATTTATTGGTATAATTGAATTAATTGGAATTGCTTCATTTGAAGAATTTAATACTAAATCGCCTTCTTCCAATTTACTTACTTTCATTTTATGATGTACCTCTGTTAATTGTGTATTAAAAGATGCCCAACCTTTTCCAACTACAAAAAATGGATGCTCTGCCGTACATTCAATAATTTCATCTCCGTATTCTATGGAAATTATATTAGAACTAATCGGCCTTATTAAACTTATAACTACTCCTGATTCTTGTTTTCCGGTATCTTCATTCCATGTAAGGACTTCCATTTGATTTGTAATCTCCTCTATTGCTAATCTAGTTCCATTTGCAAGAGTAACCAATGTACCCTCAACAAAGCAACCTGTATTTGATGGTGCGGGCTGTGGCACTACCTTTGGTACGCCGGTTGTTGGATTTATGATAACAGGATTAAGTGGTGGTTTTGGATTTGCTACGGTTTTAGGAGCTGTACTACTTATATCCAATGTATTACACGCATTCATTTTAACAATACTCCAATATGTAGCAGGTATATCAACGCCTGTTTTTTGTAATGTATTAGGTACGCCATCATCCGATAATATAGGGAATGTATTGGGTGATATAGACCCTTCCAATGCACATATATTAACAGTTGCACCTGGAGAAACATTTTTACTAACGGTTGTACCCGTAACATCTGTAAATGTAAATACCATATTTTTATTACTACTAGTATTTTTTACACTATATTCAAAGTGCGGAGTAACTACTTGTACAATAGCTTTTGGTGGAACAATAACTGGCGCAATTGGAGCCTGCTGAACCACAGTCGGAGCAGGTTCATTTGGTTTAACATCAGCTTGCTTTGGATTGATTACCAAATTAACCATATTCTGATTCTCAAGAGTAACATTTGGTAAACTTACACCAACAAACTCCACAGGCGTTTCGGTTACATCAAAATCTCGTCTTTTTAAGAAATATGAATTATGCTCAATACATTTGAATAATATGTTTTCAATTTCAGTAATAAGTACATTGTATTCATATTGCCCACAATCATCAAACCGTTCATCATCTCTCATACCAAATGTGGATTGCGTTATATCGTATCTTTTATTACCCAAATAATACTCAACCGATTTAGTAAAATCTTTCCAAATAGTATCGGCAAACCTATCAAAATTGGAAAGACCAAAATCAACACGAAGAGTATTGAAAAAATCAATACCATATTGAGTTTCCAAATAAGTTTTAATTGTATATTGAAATGAATTATTAAAAGAATTTAGACTATTTAAAATAGATGCTTTATAATATTTGAAATCTTTATTTAGGTTTTGTAAATTATTAAATTCTTTTTGATTCATTTGATTTATATACTCGTTCTTTGTTTTAAGAGGAAGTATTCTTATCTCTTGTCTTGTTGCCGATATCTCTTGAATCCAAGCTCTATTTATTTCATTTTCACTACCTACTCTATTTCTTACAAAATTTATATTAATTTTTAATATACCGTTTGTAAATCCTAAATCACTCAAAAGAGTTTCCGCATTAATGGCTAACTCCTTACTAGCTTTACCATCTGCTAGTGCTTTATTTGGAGTTGATAAGCTATATAAATACTTTTTAATGTTTTCAGCCTTTATATATGCAACATTGTTTCCAGATGAATGCGGGAGTAAGTTATTATTAATATCATATACAGAAACTTCCATAACATCATATTCACAATCGCCAAAATCGGCTTCTTCGGTTTCGTATTTTGAAATTATGACATTATCTTTTTCTTGAAGAAACTTACCTTCATTATCAGTTTTAAGATTTATCTTTTCAAAATTTGTATATTTTTTAATACTCATTGCCTATATAAATTATTATTAAAAAGAGTTTGGATGTAATTTATCAAATCCCCAATCGTATGTTACATCTTTTGTTACATTATTACTCTTACGAAGTACAGAAACTTTCAATTGGCCGCCACGATATGATTCCGAACCAGTATGGCCGCCGAAGCCGCCTGTTTTTGGTCTTGAAGATAAATTTCTAGTAGCCTCAGCATTTATATTCAATGGAATAGTTTTTTCTTCATTTTGCTTCAAAGTAAACGTAAGTGTATTTGATGAATTTGCACCACTTATGGTCATAGATTGACCACCGGCTAATGCTGGCAACGATACGGTAACAACTATATCCATTGTATCATTGTTTGTAATCTTTAAAGTTTTTCCTCTAACAAAATTTACAGCACCAAGATCGGATTTAATTCTAAAATAAACTCTTGGACTATCAGCCTTTGAACTACCTTCAAGAACAACAACGGCAACATCATTTACCGCATCACCACCGGCCGCTAAGGCGATATTTTGAGTAGCGTTTTGTATTGTTTGTTGTTGCTGTACTGCTCCTAATTGAGCTTGCAATCCTTCTATAATTGAGTTAAGAGAATCTATTTGCTTTATAAGTGCTTCCACCTGCGCTTTGTACCCAACATTTTGAGCTTGTAATGATGCTCTTAAAATGGACTCATCTACTGATTTCTGAATAGCGCTTTGAATCTGCTTTGTGAAATCTTCAACTGTATTTGTTAGTGTATTTAATTGGTTTGATAACGCATTGTTTGTTTGCTCTATATTTAATCTATTATTCGTTTCGGTTTCAACTTGAGATTTTAGTTCATTTATAGTTGAATTTAGTGTATCAATTTGTACGTTTAACCCGGCTATTTGATTTGTTAAATCCGTATTTATTAAAACTTGCTCATCGTATAGTGGTTTGGGAACTAAGTCTTTTTTAAGAACCGGTATATTTGGCTTTAATTCTTTAACATTTACATTTATTGCCTTAACCAATTCCGTATTATCGTATTTGGATTTAACTAATGGTTTAAATATAAGAGAAGACGCCGCAACATTATCATCCACAACAGTTACACCATAATTATTTTTAGTAATAGCAGCTGAACCAGATACACGAAGTATATCTTCAAGTTCAAATTTCTTTTTTTCTTCTAATTTTTCTGCTATTGCTTCTAAAGATGTTGATGCTCCCATTAGTATTCTATTTCAAATATTGATTTCTGGCTTATTATAGTTGATACGCCATTCTCAATTATTTTAATTTTCAATTCATATGTTCTACCAATGGGTAAAGTTGCTAAATTTATATTAAAATAATTACCATTAGTATCACAGCTTATTTTTGTATATACTCCAAATGGATATATAATTTCTCCTGTTACATAATCTTCTAACTGATAATAAGTAGTGATTGGTAAATATTTTGATTGGTCGTATGCAAATGTTGTTCCAAACGATTTCAATGGATATTTATCTCTACCTTTAATTCTTATTTGAATTTTTGCATCTTTTGGATATTTTGTTTTTAAATTTGTTAAAACAACTTTATACCCATCTTCCGCTGTACCTGTGACGGGAGATAAACTTCCAGTATTGAAAGTGCTATCATCCCAAACTATTTCTAATTTGGGTTCGTATATGGTATCTGTTTCTTTTGAAAAGAATTTTACATATCCGTAATTTAATGAATCATTTTCAACCGTAGGGCTATGCTTTATTATAAGACCATCATTTACGATTGAACCGCTTAACCATAATTTAACTATATCAGTCACATCCATACGAACATCATCCGTTGAATAACTGAATGATTGCGATGCTGCTGATGCGGTGTACCAACTTGCTCCAGATGATGACCACTCATTCACGCCATCTCTATATTGCCAAGATACTCCTTGTGTAGTTATATAATCGTACTTCTTACCAATACCCATTGTCCAACTCTGCGATACCGGATATGAATATAGTGTATAGTCAATCGGTAGCTCAGCTGAGAATGCTGATTTTAAATTTAAAAAAGCCTTCCAACTACCAGTTATTTCATTAGAAGAAATGCTACTACTAATATCATTTGTAGAAAATTTTATCAAAGTTCTATAAATTTCTTTTGTAGTACCTGTATAGAATTTCCCAACTTCCAAAATACCATCAAGTCCAGTATTTTGCTTTGGTAGCTGTAAATAAATTGAAGCATCATACGATGCGCTATAAAATTTTATCATAATACACTGCCTTTTATGTCTTTGTTAGGATATTTCACTTCAAACACCGATGGGTCTAATGATGGATAAATAATTTTACCAACAGTAGCCTGTCCTATGTTGTATCTGTTATTTGAATAGCCCAATTCCTGCCCATATAAATTAGAAATTTCAACCTTTGGTACGCTCATAACACCTTCCACATTAGCCAATATCAATTCAATTTCAGAAATGTTTATTGGTTTATTAAATGTCCAATTATCTATATCAAAATAAGATGCAACTTCTGTTAAGCAATTTGCTAACACTTCTCTTTTATTATAATTGGAATATACAATTATATCAAAATCCACTCCTACATTTACTATATATCCATCAATAATATTTACAGCATCGGTAAGCATCCTATGCTCGCCTAAATAGGTTTTAACATTTTGCTTTAATGCTTTATTTGCAACCGTTAATTTTTTGTTTGAATCATATGATAGCATGTATAAATTAATAGCAAATGGGTTGTTTGTTTGTATGACATCCGATTTTTTATTAGTAATAAATTTTAGTAATTCAGATTGCATATCAGCTTTTGGTAAGTTTTTTAACTTATCAACTAAATTTGAAAACTCTGACAATACCTTTGGATTAGAAAGAATTGAACTTGCCGATTGATTATCGGATTCTTGATCGGCCGATACATAAACTTTTGCAACACTACCATATCTTTCTGGCATACTTAGTGTTCGGATAATATAATCCTGTCTAGTTACTGCACGGTTTTGAGAACCAAATGTGGCCAGTGCATTTTGCCGTATTTCTTCAATGGATTCCGAACCCTTACCACCAATTGCTGGCTCCAAATTCTCAACGGCTACAGATGATTTGATAGTATTGTATAGTCCTTCGTTTGAAATTGATAAAAGGTCTTCTTCAAATTCTAAACGTCTTAATGTAACTAAATCTCCTGAATTAACATTTGATTCAACTCCGCCTCCTACTAAATAATTTACAGTTAAACTTTTACCAGCCGGTGCAACTCCAAATGTACTAGTTTTTAAAAAGTTTGAAGGGTCTATTGATGTATTTAATCTGCTAATTGAATTAGATAAACCCAATCCGATATTTTTAGGATTAGGAAGTACAATTTCATCATTAATAGTATTGTTACCACTACCAAACTGAATATCAAGAGTATTATCTGAATTAACTTTTGTTGAAAATCTTTTTGGAACTTTTTGCACTTCCAAAATATATGGAACGGAATCAACATAATTACTTAATTGTCCATTTGGTATTGTATTTGGATTTTCTACAAAAATACCTTCTTGTGCTAGATAAGGAACTTCATACCATCTTTCATTTGTATCATTTTCATAAATGGAAGATACTTCAATTATGTTTGAATCGGATAATGTATACGTTGGATAGTCTGTTTCATTTGTAGCAAATGAAACGGATGTCTGTACTACTCTTGCCGATATTGCTTTTATCCTTTTAGTAATTAAATAAAAATCAGCTTCACCTGTTGCTGTATTTCTACTATATACCGTAATTTCTCTATCGGTTGTATTGGCAAAATCAAGAGAATCAGTTGTTCTAAATATAACATTTGAATTACTCGTCGATACGACTTCCATTCCATCTTTTATTTTCAAAAAATATGTTGAATCCGGCCTGTTATTAATACCCGTACCTGTTGCTGGAACTAATTGATACACCGTTAAATTAGTTACCGCCGGCGATGAAATTTTTGGTTTATATCCCATAGCTTGCGCAAGGGCTACTAAGTTTTTGCGTTCAGTAGCATGTGTGAGTATGGATTCTTTTAATTGAGTATCTTGATAGAAAGATAGTACATCTCCTACATAGGCCGCCATTTCAATAAAAATCATTCCCGGAGATGTTTCATTGAAATCGGAATAGGTATCTGGAAAATAAGCCTTTGAAAAATCAATAAGATTTTGTTTTAATTTTCCAAAATCTTTACCAACATAATTTATAGTCCTATTTGTACCCCAAGATTTTTTTGCACTTT